GTAACGCAAGCGGGATGATGAGGGAGTTTAACCGGTGGCATCCAATGAACAAGAACCTTGTCTATGACGATGACGAGGATGGCTCGAAGGAGGCAGAGTCCTTGTTCTCCACCCAAGGCAAAGCAGGGATGGGTGACTACTATGTGCTGGACATCATTTCAGCGGGGACAGGCGCAACTACGGCTGACCAGATGACATTTAACCCTAGCTCTACTCTGTATTGGCACGAAAGATAGGCTCTCGCAGCTCAACAAAAATACAATTTGCTTCCAACCAATCAATATCGCTTTGCACTGCCTCTCGCTTACTCACAGTAGCATGTTCATGCAGTGCTCCCCAAAGCTCGGTCCGGGGGTCCGTGTTAGCAAGCCACACAGAAGGTCTTCCCCACACAAGTTGTACAGGATCTCGGTAAAGTTCTTTGACCGTGACAACAGCCTGTGCCCCAAGCCACTCTTTCCATGCATGGAAATATCCAATACCACCTCGCATATCGTCGAACACCGCGTAACGACTTCCCGGTGCATCGCGCAGGAGAAGCTTACCGGACACGATTCCCATGGTGTACACGTGTGGTCCCAATGATCTAGCCCAAACCGTTTTTCCAGTTCGTGAAGGACCGTAGAGTACCAAAGATTTAAGTCTACCTGATTAGTCAGCATATATCAGACTGGCACGGCGGTGAGTCCCGAAGGGCGAGAGGGAGGGGCAGGGGCCCCCCCGGAAATCCCCCCGTGCCCGCCGCGCGGCGGGCCAGGGAGGGGGGAACACTTACCCTCTAGCGGATTATCTCCAACAAGCTGTTCTCCCCATCGAGCCAACTCAGGAACCACTCCAAGCTCAAATTGCTTCCCATCGGAACCCACATAGGGTTCGGGGACGGGGGCGTAGGCGGCGTCGGCGTACTTGTTGAGCTCCGTCCAACGAGTGACAAGTGTCTTTGGATCCAGCTCTCGAAGCAAGTCAAAAAACTCGTCTCGACTTTCTGCCGCGACAATCTGGCCCCATTTATTCTGAGCTTCAGATAGTCCACTTCCGCCCGGCCTCGCCAGCCCCCCTGCAACAACGTCTCCATCCTTGATTGCATAGTCGTAACCGACTCCCGGACGACCTCGAGATGGCGCAATGTTCGGGTGGTGGCCTCCGACATCAAAGATATCGGATCGTCGGGATTGCTTCTTCCTTCCGAAATCCAGAAAAGCATGGAGGTGAGTACCTCCATCAGAGTGATTTTCTCGTCCGACGATACACTCCGCTCCAAGCGACGACAAATGGTCTGAAACGGCCCAACCATCAAGGTCTCCACATTGAGGGTAAGTGAGGAGTGCATAACGAGCTGAGAAGAGGAAAGTCATGTGATGTAACCCGAGGAACCTGGGCAAAACTAATGTTATAGCCCAGGTGACGGGTGACGCTCCCAACTATATATACCCGTCTCCTTTCCCACTCAGGATTTCCAATCATGTCCGCTAACTCCACTAACCCCGATGCCTTATCTCCGGAAACCCCGATACGTCCGACGACGGTCTACCTCGTACAGGGGCGGAAGGAAAACGCGCAGTTTCGCTCCGCGCTCGCGCTACTCCGTGCGCAAACGAACTACCAGCCGCCGTACGTCAGGGATGAGCAGGAAGAGGTTGCTCAATATCACGTCCCGCAAAAAGCAGGACACGATGCTCGTCAGCACTAATACGGTTGCCGGGACACCCGTAGGGGGTACCACGTTCACCAATCAGCCCGCCCTACTCCAAGGAGGAAACACGTATGTTTTTCCGTGGCTATGCACAGCCAGAGACAACACCGTTGGAACCGATCCCGGTTCCGTGTTCCAGTCGTCCGATCGCACGGCTTCAACGTGCTTTATGAGAGGCCTCAAGGAACGCATTCAGATTCAGACGAATTCCGGTGTCCCTTGGCAATGGCGACGTATCTGTTTCACGATAAAGGGCGACTACTTCACGCAATTCAACGAATCCGGCTATAAGCTCTACAACGAGACTAGCATAGGCTGGTCTAGAGTGGTCTCGAACGCCGGTGTCGCTAGTAACATCGCGCTAGCCCTGCGCCGCGTCGTGTTCCGCGGTCAGGAAGGCAACGATTGGAACAATCTGTTTAACGCTAAGGTTGACAACACACGCGTCAGCCTAAAATACGACAAAACGACATCCATTCGCTCGGGTAACGCAAGCGGGATGATGAGGGAGTTTAACCGGTGGCATCCAATGAACAAGAACCTTGTCTATGACGATGACGAGGATGGCTCGAAGGAGGCAGAGTCCTTGTTCTCCACCCAAGGCAA